GGCAATTGCTTTGACATAGGAATATGTGTTGACATTAGCACCCATACGGATACGAGATGACACACATAGATTGAGATAATCGATGTAGATAATATCAGGCATAAAGTTCTTCTTTAGCTTCAACTCGTTGAGTAGATGTCGAAGGTGACCACTGCCGATAGAGGCAGTAGGATATTCTTTGATGATTAATTTACCAGCTGTCTTACCTTTTACACGATTGAGTTTGGTTTCGTAGGTATCTTTAGGATATGTCGACAGATCGTTGAGAGGGACACCCATGAGATTCGCGTCGATACGTTCTGCGATCCTCTCTTCGGCCATTTCTAAGGTGACATACAATACGTTCTTACCTTGCATGAGATTCGCTGCAGCGAAGTGACACATCATTAGCGTCTTACCTACACCAGTACCAGCAAGAATAACGTTGAGTGTTTTACGAGGAATACCACCACGAGTGATACGGTTGAAATAATCGAGGTCGAATGGTTGACGTTCGACTACTTTATGATAAAAGTCGTATCGTGATTTGAAGTCTTCGAGGAAGTCATGACCAATATTAGTATCAAATGAGACAGCGAGCGCATTAGACAAGATTTCAGGCAATGCACCTTTATCTTTGTCTGACTTCCCATCGATCACCTGAATCGATTCCATAATGGCGTTGTATATTGCTTTGTCTTGACAATACTTCTCTGTCTGCTTCAACAGCCACTCTTCATCTGTGTCTGATTTATTGAGCGACCCAATGAACTGTACACAGGCTGCATGAGTATCTGTATTGAGAGACAATTCGTCCACCTCGATCTTCAGTGCTTCACGAGATGGACATGCATTGTATTTTGTAAAGTACTTGTCTACGAGGTTGAAGACGATACGCTGTTCATGATTGACAAAGTATTCTTCTTTGAGAAATGGTAGAACACTACGAATGTAGTTCTCATCATATAGTAGATTGCTGAGTATGAGATTCTCGATTGAGATATCACTCATTAGTTACAAACTCCTCTATCTCTTCGTCTGTGATAATAGCAGAGTGACCAACTTGATAGGTCTGCTTTATATATTCATTAAACTTCTCAGACGTCACAATTGGCATCCAAAAATCTTTGGTGTCAGTATCTTTCAGTCTGAACTTTTTGTCTTCTACTTCCCCGGTGTCGACATCAACACGTGCGTACCAGCCGTTACTAGGCTTGATGACGAATTTTCCTGCCATTGCGATATCCAGAAGTCCACTCCAACGACTAATACCGCCCCCATGAGTAACAGTAACAGGAATCTTGGATTTTTCTCGTACATAACGTGATTTCTCCACATTAATAATAAAGTTATATCCTACCACATCTTTGCCTTCTTTTTCCTGTTGACGACCAATGATATAGATGTTGTCTGCAGAATAGTATGAACCAGTACCACCACCAACGATATCTTTCGGAAACAATGCCATCTCTTTGTAAGTATGATTCACAACAACCATCGGAATGTCTTTCAGTGTGAGGTGTGGTGTAACCATACGGAACAATGACTTGATCTGTTTAGCACGAGACATGTCGGCAACAGCTTTCTCATTGAGTGCATCTTCGACTTCTTTCTTCGAAGCGAGGTTACCGATGGAATCAACAATGATGATGACCTTATCACCACGATCAATGTTGTCGAGTTGCTTCATGATATCGAACTTGAGTTGTTCAACGTCAGTCACAGGTGTATGTAGTACACGATTCATATCGATACCAAAGGTTTCGAAGTATGATTGAGGTGTACCGAACTCAGAGTCGTAGAACAACAATGCAGCGTCATCATATTTGTCAAGATATGCTTTCGCCATCAACAAGCTGAATGCTGTCTTGAAGTGCTTACTTGGACCAGCCCACATCGTAAGGCCAGGTGTGAGACCACCATCGAGTCTACCTGACAATGCAAGGTTGATGATAGGAATAGCTGTTGGAATCATGTCCTTCTTTGTGAAGAACTTTGATTCAGAAAGGATAGCAGTATCCTTGATGGTTGAATTCTTTTGAAGCTTAGATAAAATTGACATGTGAACTCCTTTACTTTTCACTGTCCCATTCTACCGCAAAAGAAACAATTTGTAAATGCTTATAATAAATCGTATACGTCGCTAGATGACTCTTGAATAATTTCTCGAGCATTGTATTTAACTGAGCGATCACCACTTTTCATTTTTTGAACGTGTGCTCTTTGTGAATCATGTTGAGCTTGTAATCTGCAAAATCCTGATACTGTCACACCAGCTAAATCATATACTTCGCAGCATGTTTGATACCAACCGCCTTCTGCGGGATGTAATGCCTTTCTTTCGTATAAAAAGAATGTGCGATCGGCATCAAATAGATCAGCTCTATGTATTACAATAAAGTCATTTAAATCTTTGCCTCTATTGTTTTCTAACATTCTTTTCGGTTTGATGGCATGATCTAATGTTTTAGATCTATTATTATCGTGAAATCCCATAGGATTACCGTGCATCATTACTTGCTCACAAAAATCTTTAATAAAAAATTTTAATTCAGAAAAAACATAGCAATCATATCGTGTTCTTATTACTATATCATATCCTTTACCCACAATAAAATCTCTCATGATCATTGCATGACCAAGATGCTGTTTCATATGATGATATGATTTATTTCTGCCTTCTAAAACACAGGCCAGTTCGCCTTCAATTTGTCGTTTATCCATCCGTTTCCAACGAACAGGATATTTTTGTGGATCTAATTCACCGTTTCTAAATTTACGTAATAGTTTTATATATTTTCTATTATGGTCTGCAGCTGGATTATATGTAGCTTTTGGTTCTTTGTAAAATCTGTTGATAATACCCAAATAATCTCTATCTTTTTGATTTTCCCAAGTACAATAATAATAATCTGCATTTGGTAGTACGGTTTTAAATCTTTTTATATTTTCGCCATAATCACCACGGATTTGACCCGAAAAACAAACTGCTACTTTCACATTAATGGTTCCTTCACTAAATATCTTTCTGGAAAATCAGTACAAATTCCATAAAATGGTCGTAAATTAATTTGACTCTCTTCAGGCATGACAGCAATTGCTCTACTCGGTAAATGTACTTCGACACCTGGATATGCCCAAATATATCCTTTCGATGTAAGAGTAAAACTATCTTGCTGATGCCAAAAATAATTGAATTCATCACTCACGGGACAATTATGCAAATATGTTAACGCTTCGCCATTCTTACAGTGTATCCACAGTTTATTTCTTCGTGTATACAGCCACTTAAAATCTATGCCATATTGTGGAGTATCATGACCAAGATACATTTCTTGTTGATCAAAAACATATAGATCGATTTCTACAGACATTTCATAAGCAACAATAACACGATCTATATGATCAGGATTATTTTCTAGTTTTGGATCCGATCCAGAAATATTACCGCGGTGAGAGATCAATAACATTTTATTTCCTTAGAATGACCCAATTTTGCAATACCTTCATATTGCATCTGATTTATATATTTAAAATTGTAAAGATAATTTTCTAAAAAATAAATATGCTCAATCCATTCATCTATTTCAAATCTATTTACTACAAATTTTTTATTTTTTTCATCTATAGTTTTATTTGCAATTTTTTGAATTTTTTTTGCTTTGATATAATTTAAATTTGAAAAATGTGTAATCCATTCTTCCATAATTTTAGACGAACCAAACCAACAATAATCCCAATCTTGTAGAGTACAAAAATATATACTGCCAGGTGGAGTGCCGGGACTTATTCTATCGCCTACTATAGACATTGAGTTTTCTTTTAATAAGACATTTTCAGTAAAATAGCTGTCAGGCCTCAAAAATATTACATAATCATAATTATTAAAAGGAACAATTCTTTCATTTATATATTTCATTCTGATTGCTGGAAATATTTGACCCATTTCGAATCTTATTTTTTGTAATATAAGATTAAAAATTTGGTGTTGCTTATTACTTAAGTCTAACTCATTTATACTGTGAAAACCCCAACATTCTTCTTTTTTAAAAATATCACGCGCCCATTTTTTAATTTGATCGAATGAAGTAATATTTTCATTTTCAAACCAATCTTTACCATTATATTTCCATGAAAAATTGCTAGGTTCAAATAAACAAACAGTTGTAAATTTGATATTTGGATTCGAATCAATAAGTTTTTCTTTCCAATTTAAATAATTTGTATGAAAACCGTATTCTTTTACGTGTTCGTATGGTCGTCTAACTGCTAAACCGCATAGACATAATAATGCATTAGCTTCCATCCGTACCATGGCCATCACGATTAATAACTGGGTGAGGTTGTTCAAATGATTGCGCCATAATTTCTACATCTTTCATCACTTCTTCCTCAGTCAAATAACTAATTTCTTTTTTTCTATACATCAACCCTGCGTTGCCTGCGAGTAACAGACAAATAGCCAAAGGATCGAATACCACCACAAGCATGATAATAATCCAGCGAACAGCTGTATCAAAATAATTGGCGGCTTCATCTCCATATATTAACTCAGCGATGTACTTGAGTGGGCCAATTTCTGCTTCAAGTGCAATAGACTGTCTTTTGAGCGGGAGGAGTTCTTCGGTAAGTTCTTCGATAGTATCATACGCAGTAGATATCGTTTGGTTGAGCGCCGCCCTTTCCTCGGATTGAGACTGCCTAACTGCAATCGAACCTTCAGGTCCTCGTATCCTATCGTATTCTTGAAGTATGGATACCGCTTCGTCAAGTTGTCCGAGGACGAGCTGCGAATCATTGATGATACTACTTTGCCTGTCGATTCGGCGTTGTAACGATTCAATACGTATTTCATTATTACCTCCTTCCAAAACTGTCTGATCGACATGAGCTTTGGACAAATACCCAAAAATACCCATCGAAGTAATGAGTATCAATACTACGACTGCTATAGTCATATATATGCGCATCAGCCATGGTGCTATCGACCAATTACGATATAGCCACGATGCTGCAACAAGTTTAGAGGTTTCGAGGGCACCGGCCATCACAACGACTGACCAAAAAGCGCCCGCAAAAATGGTAGCAATGCCGACTACTGAGAAGTAGCCGGCTACAGCGGAGAGTATAAGACCCATAGCCA